TACATACAATCCACTATTTCTATAACCCCAGTCAGTATGTAATTTTCTATTTAAGTTATCTGTCAAAGAATCTAATAAAGGAATAGCACATCTTAAAGTTAATGCCTTCTCTCCCTCTATTTGGTTATTGTAAGTCTTGTTATCAGCATCGTTTAATAGTTGAGATGGTACTCCGTAAATATTACAAAGTGCCTTCATATCCCATTTCTCTGATTCAATAATATTAAGTTCTACTGGACTTAAACCTATTTGTTTCCAGTCTACCTTATAACCTGATACTGCAATAGAGTTAAAATTAGCTGCACCACCTTTCTCGCTAACTGCTCTCTTTAGTGCTTGTGCTTGTGCTTGACCACTTGTAGGGTCAAATCTTTCATCGTTCATAAATAAAACTCCTGCTGGTCCACCATTTTGGAATGATGCAACGGCAGCAGTCTTAGCTTCGTTACTTCTAGTTAATGTTCTTGCTGCTGCAAGTAAAGGACTTTGTCCGTATAATTGTCCACCTGTAACTGTCCATTCAGGATTGAAGTATTTGTCGTGTAAGATTTCTTTTGGGTCAAAGGACCACATTGCTCCGTAGTATAATTGGTAGCCAACTCTGGTTGGTGGGAACATTTCGATATTTGCAATAATAGCCATATACTGAGCAGGTAAAGCAAATAGTTCAAACGGCTTACCTTGATTGTTTCCTGTTTCAATAAGTTTTCCATATATAAATGAATTACCAGTTATTAACTTAAAACCACACCATTGCTCAACTAAATCAGCCCAAGTATCTTCTCCGTTAGGATATTTTAATAGGTCGTTTAATCTTTGGTCTCCTGTATATATCTCAAATGCTTTCTTATGTAAATCGTTTACCTCTTGCCAGTTAGTAATCTTATCTGGTTGTTTCATCAATGACTTATATCTTTTTGCAGATACTTCATCTTTAACTTTATAAACGTGGAATGGAGCAAGTTTTGCTTTATCAGTAATTAATTTTACAATTGAGTAAACTATATCGTTAGCTATATATCCATCTCTTACGAATGCTCTTGAATCACCACCTTGCCATGTAACGATTCCACGTTGAATAGCCACACTTGTATCAAAAGGAATATTAGGTAATAGAGTGTTTATCTTCTTTTTAGTTAAGAAGTCGAAAAATGCCATATTATTAGAATTTAAACAAAGTTATGATTTTTACATCAAAATACACTTACTTGAAATCTTGGTGAATATTCAAAGAACATTCTCATAGCTAAACAATCACTAAAATCTGGGGAACGACCTATTGCTGCTTTCACTTTATCTTTAGGAATTACTCCTTTTTTCATATCGTTATCTACGGACTTTTGTTTGACTTGCTCTAGTTCCTGAATGATAGTTTGTTTTTGTTTGCCATCTGCCTGAATGTAAAGTTCTGCCTTATTAATCATATCTGCTAATTTAAAATAGCATTGAGACTTTAGGTTATCAAAGTTTTCCTTTTGTCTTGTTACTGGGTTTACTAATGGAGAACTATTATTGACAAATCCTTTGCATCTAAGAATATCTACTACTCCACCTCCTACTCCATCCTCATCGCAAACAATGTTAGATGTAGGTACTTTGTGTTCTGTTGCAAAGTTCTTTATAAGTTCAGCGACCTCAACAACTGATTTACCATTGAATTGATAAAACCTAACACGAAAGCCACTCCATATACCAATAACAGTACTGTCATTACCAAAGCGTGCCACATCACAAGTAATATAAGAATCGCCAATAGAAACAAAAGTATTGGTAAAAGAATCAAGTATTTTATCATAGTCTATAAGTTGTGCAGGGTCATCTAAGTACTCCCAGTTACCAAATAAAAGCCTCTCCTTTGATACACTATCCAAAGTTAATAAGTTCTCTTTGTAATGCTTAGAGATAAAAGGATTGTCATCTATCAAGGAAGTAATAAATCTTTTATTCTTAGATATTGTGCCTTCTTGCTCTGGCTTATAGAACTCCGAGTAAGTCCAGTTCTTTGCTGGGTTGCAAGTGTAAAGAATCTTAGGCACTAAATCGTTTTGGTCTAGTTGGAATCTTATCCTTGATTTGATAATGTTTCTAGCCTTATCATCTACTTGATTTGCCTCATCTATAAATGCATCGGTAATCTCTAATGAACCTAATTCATCAAAGTTAGGGTCGGAAGGGTAGGAGTAAAGGTCTTTGAGTAGGATAGTAGAACCATTAGGAAATTCTATTTGGCTTGTTTGTCCGTTAAACTTATAATGCTTATTGGCTTCTAATCCTTGCATTTTAGCTATCTGAAAGAAGGAAACTAAGGTAGTTTCTTTTAGGGTTTTTAATACGGCTCTTCCAATTAGTCCTCTTGTATTAGGATATTTTAATCTTTGTTTAAGCTGCCAGTAGCAACCTAAAGCAGTCTTACCACCACCTGCGCCTCCTCCAAATAGAATCTCATTTGTTGTTTTATCTTCTAATAGGTCTAAAGCAGTTGTTTGTTTTATGGATAATTCCATTATAGGCTTCCTGTTTTTTCAACGTAAGTTTTTTTCTCCTCCCAATTTACTTGCAGTCCTCCTGATAATTCTATCTCGTTTGTTTGTTTGGCTCTGCCTTCTAGTCTATCAAGAATCTCTTGATAAGCACGAATGTCAGATTTCATTGCCTTCGCAATTATCTTCATATCTAATTGTTCGGCTATTGTAAATTCCTCATCTTCTCCTGTAACTGGGTTACGCACTTTGGTAACTAATTGCAGTAAACGAAGTAATCTTGTTTTACTATGTTCAACTCCTTTAGGTTTACCTGCTGGATTGCCAGATACTCCTTTTGGGAATGGTGTTAAATTTTGTTCGTTAGCCATATATCACTGAATTTTCACTGAATTACAAAGTTACACCACAATTAGGACAAGTCTTGCCACCTTTGGCATTATCCTTTGGTTGTTCTATATCGTTATTAGCAAAAGCTGGTATGTCTAAACCCCATTCATCTAGTTCTATAATGTTCCATTCATTAGCTAAAGAATCCCAGTCGTGTTCACCAAATGATATATTATCCTTGATAATAAATTCTTTCTTTTGTGCTTGGGTTAGATTGTTAGCGTGTATTACAGGAACATCAGTTAACCCAGCCTCAAGACAAGCCTTTAGTCTCATATTGCCACCTAAAACCATATTGTTCTCATCTATTACAATGGGTCTAAGTTCTAGCATTTGTGGAAAGTCCTGAATAGACTTTACAAGTTGCTTAAACTTGTGGTCCTTGCAAATTCTGGGATTATTAGGATTTGATTTAATTTCTTGAATCTTCATTATTTTTATCTTTTTTTTTATTTTTATCAATTAAATAAACCCATATTGCTGATAATATCATTGATACTAAAATTGATATAATAGGTATTATTAGCATTATCTGTTTTTTGTTGGTGTTCGTATTGAAATTATACTATCTACTTTCTTTTCTAAATTGTCATAGCCAACTGATTTGCCACATTTAGTGCATTTGAATTTTGTTTCTTTTATCTCAGCGAACCATACATATCCTTCGGTAATTGTACCACATTTACAAGTATATAGCTTCTTTCCGTATGTGTTTTTCATTATCTGCCTTGCTTTACATATGGTTTAACTGGTTTGTCTTTAGGACCAGATGTCTTTTTGTACTTACCACACTTGCGTTTCCCAAAGCTAACTTTGTTATTGTTACTTAGTTTTGCCATTATTTATACTTTTCGATTATTTCGTTTAATTCTGTTCTAGTCCATTTCTTTATTAGTCTAGACTGACTTTCTAATTGCATTACCATTCTTTCGCCTATCTTATCTATTAGGTTTTTTCGGTAGCCTATTAAGTGGAATTGGTCAAACCCATTACAAGCCTTGCACTCTCCGTTTACATTATACTCATCAAATCTTAAAGCTGAACTATTCTTGACAGGCACATAATGACCTGCATCCATTTGGGAGGTATCTTTAGTAGAGCCACACGATATGCAAGTAAAGTAACCATTTTGACTATCTCTTTGTCGTA